GGTTCGATAACGTGAAAAACAGTCTTTCAGTTTTTGAAAACCATCCGGAATCCTGGCGTTTTCTTGCGATTGAAGGTGACGAACTTACGGCAACCCCGAAAGATCCTGAAAGCCACAAATTCAGGCGGGGAAAAGTCGGCGGATATGTCGATTATTTGAGCCCTGAAGATATCGAATTTGTTGAACTCCATATGGACAAAATACCGGAAAGGTTCAGACATGCCACTTAGAAAACACGAACCCATACCAGAAGAAGCAATGAACTACATGAGCCCAAAGGACTCAATATGTGAGGTTCTGCGCCGGATATATTGGAAAACGGATGATCCTGAAATAAAATTGAATTGTCGTATCGCAACTTCAATGGCAAAGGCCATGACAAAAAAACTCACTGGATACAGAAAAAAGTGGGAAGAAGACTTTTGGGATGAAAATCCGGAATATAAACCAACCCTAAAAAGAACGATCGCGTTGCTAAACGGCTCCAAATGAAAGTTCAGATATCCTCAAAATATAAGATGAACTGGCTTTCCGGCTATCGGGATGTGTTTGAGAGAGCGGGATGGTCGGTTGAGATAACCACGCAGCCTATTTATAAAAATGGTGTTGACCTATATATATTGATGTGGCTGGACGCCGAAACCATGGATTTCATCAACATTTATAAGGGCTGCAAAAAGATGCTGTTCATCCGGCGCTATGAGTTTTATTCGCATAACATAGAAAACACAGACTTTGATTCTGTCAATAAGGTCGTGGTATTAAACGAATATTTCTATGAAATGGTAAAGGCGAGGGCGAATGTAATCGCAAAGATCATTTATAACGGTGTTGTGCTGTCGAACTGGACGTACCGGCAACGCGCACCTGGACCAAAAATTGCGATGATCGGCTATATTAATCAGCGAAAGAATCTGTCGATGGCGCTTCAGATACTTTTTTGCCTTCCCGAAAACTACACACTTCATATCGCCGGGGGCCTTCAAAACGTTGAAACCGACACCTACCTTTACAATCTTGCCCGGGAATCCGGCTTAACGGACAGGGTAAAACTTTACGGTAATGTCGATGATATTGATTCATGGCTTGAAGACAAGGACTACCTTTTAAATACATCAATCAGTGAGGGGTGTCCGAATTCCGTAATTGAGGCCATGGCGAAAGGCATAAAGCCGTTGGTTCACAACTGGCCGGGAGCGTCCGTTTTGTTTTCTGATTATGTGTTCAATACGGTGGGTGGTGCCGCCAATATGATTTTAAAAGGTGATTATAATTCTGAGCATTACAGAAAAGATGCGGAAACCAGGTTCGGTCCAGAGCAATATAACAAGATTCTTTATCTGGCAAAGGAAATAGTAGATGCCTGATGTTTTAATGCTGTGCATAGACGACTGGGCAAACACAATGTGGCGTTTTTTCAAGTGCTTGCAACATCTTGAAATAGACGTGCTGGCGCTAAAGGGCGAATATCATCGCATGGCATACCCGGAGCAGATACCGGTTCACCCGGGTTTAAGGGGTATAAAATCGTTTCCGGCCAACAAGCCTGAATTTATCGAATATGCCAGGGACGCCAAGGTCATTCATCTGGGCGCATCGAGCATTATATTTCCGGGCGTGAACCTGAAGAACAAAAAGGTGGTGATGCAGCACGGCGGATCGGTTTACCGGGAGAATTATGCGGCGATAAATAATTTTTTTAACGAATATGTAGACGCCACTATTATTCAGTGCCCGGACCTTTTGGGTCTGGGTGCAACCAATGAGCACTGGATTTATTATCCGGTAGATACGGATTTTATAAAGCCCGATTACACGACAAACGAAAAGCTGGTAATCGGGCATTTCCCATCGAATCCGGACGTCAAGGGAACCGCGCAAATTGTCAGCGTAATAGAACAACTTGAACGCGAGTATCCGCAGCGTTTTGAATATGTCGGCGTCAGGGATCGTTCCACGTGGAACAAGGAATTTATCAACAAACACTTGGTTTTTTGGTCGGATAATTTAAAGCGGATGCGAAAATGCGACATTATCATCGAGACCATGAATGTTACCTTGAACGCAAAGCCCTACGGAGAATGGGGCAACACCGCCCTTGAAGGTTCTGCGATGGGAAACATCGTGGTTACGAACTGTGTTCATTTAGAGCAATATGAAAAAGAATTCGGCAGTTGTGAATTAGTTATTGCAAATGATCCGAAAATGTTATATAAGAAACTTAAAGGAATACTTGAGCTTTCTACCGAAGATATAATTGAAATGAAGGTAAGGGCTCGAAAATGGTCGGAAAAGCGCCATTCGATTTGCGCTACGGCTCAACGACTTTGGGACAGGATTTATTCGAAACTGCTATGAATATAGAAGACGTGATAAGATATTTGAAAAGGTGGAAAAAAGAAGGCAAGACCGGTAACATCCAGGTCAATTTTTTTAAGGGTGGCATACCAAACATAAACCTTAACCAAAGTTTAAAGGAATACGAGAAGGAACAGCAGTTAAATACTGAAAACAACTAAGTTTTAGGGACAATCTGAAAACACAGAAGCCCTGTTTGATGCACATGCGTCGGCAGGGCTTTTTTCGTTTTGGCCACGATACGGTCTACTACGTTGGCCTGCCTCAGCGATAACAGGTAGGGGCTATCGTCTACAGCCATGAAAGGACGAATGATGAGCGAAGAAAAAGGATCGGAATTAACACCTGCGGAAAAAGAGAACGCCGACATCAGGGTAAACGAGATCGAAGAAAACCATGATACGTCGCTGTTCGAGCCTTTATTTGATGAGTCCATGACAGAGGATCAGTTAAAAGGCGAGGATCCGGACAACCAGGAAGAAACCGGGGAAAAACCAGAAAAAGAAACCAAGCCCCAAGGGATTGAAACTGACAAACCGGCCAAAGAAGGCAAGGAATCAACAGAGGAAAAACAATCTCCCGAAAAGGAAGAAGCGGCTCCCTCTGAGTCGAAAGATGACGAAAAACCTTCTCATGAAACGCAGGAAGAAGAACCAGACTACAGCAAGCCTCCACCCAAGGGATACGTTGCGATCCCGGCATTGCGCGAGGCCCGGGAAGAAATTCGAGAATTAAAGCATACCGTTTCACAGCAGAACCAGGCGATCGAAAGTCTAAAGCAGACCAAGACCGAAAAAGACGGTCTGCCCGAAGAATTCAAGGATTTCAAGGTGCTTTCTTCACAGGAGTACAAAGAGTTGGTGGAAGAAGACGTTGAGGAAGCCATGATTTATCGTGACAAGCTCGACCGTTATAAGGACTACCAGCAAACCATCAGAAACCAGAAAGAAGCGGCCCAGGCCGCAAACAATCAGGCGCGCCAAATCATCGACGCAAGCCTTGATAAAATGGTGACTGAGATTCCCGGGATTTTTGATGACGACAAAGGCATCGGAAACGAACTGGCGCAATTCGCCGTGGAAAACGGCATTCCCGACGCATATCTTGAACTTATGAGCAACCCGGCGACACGGATTGTGCCGGTTGATGAAAACGGAAATCCGTTGGGAAAAACCTATGTGTTAGGCGATGGTGCCGCGGGGCTGGTGACATTGATTCACCGTCTCAGGGGCAAGCTGGTAAATTCGGACCCGGATAAGATTCGCTCGGAAATCGAAAAGGAACTTGAGCCGAAGCTGAGAGAGAAGATCACAGCAGAGCTTGTGGAAAAATTTAAAAACGAGACCGGTGGCCAATCGTTTAGGAGTATAAACGATGTTCCCGGCGGCGACGACTCCGAGATAACGACCAAAAAGTTCATATCGGAAGCTGATTATGCCAAGATGTCGGAGCAGGAAAAAGAGCGACTTTTGGCCGGGGCATAAATCCTTATCGGTCTCATAGGGAGATTTAAAAATGGCTATGACAAACTTTACGGTAGGCCATGCGTTAGCCGTACAGCGGTGGTCAACCAGCCTTGCCTACGAGGCCGAGGTCAAGCAGTATTTCAGAAAATTCATGGGCAAAGATCATATGTCCATGATTATGGTAAAAACCGAGCTGAACAAGCAGCCGGGTGAAAAGATCACGTTCGGGCTGCGGATGAAGCTCCAAAACGACGGTATTGAAGGCGACAACATTATAGAAGGTACGAGCGGTGAAGAAGCGATGACCTTTTATAATGATTCGCTTTTCATCGACCAGCGTAGAAAAGGAACAAAATCAAAGGGAAAGATGTCCGAACAGCGGGTGCCCTACAACATCCGCAAGGAAGGCCGGGACGCCCTGGCGACATGGTGGGCTGAAGACTACGATCAGCAGCTCATGATGTATCTTGCCGGCGCGCGTGGTGTCGATACCTCCTTTCATACGGCCCTTGGGTATACGGGCCGGGCCAACAACTCCTTTAATTCTGCCGATACCGCTCATCACCTGTTTGGCGGCAACGCTTCATCTCTGGCGACAGTAGACAACCAGGACAAAATGAAGTTGGGACTTGTCGAGCGATGTGTGGCGCAGGCAGAAACCTCAGACCCCATGATTCAGCCGTTTAAGATTATGGGTGAGAACAAACACGTCCTGTTGATGCATACCTGGCAGGCATATGACTTGAGAACGTCCATCAGTCAAAACGACTGGTTGGATATTCAAAAAGCCGCCGGCGCCAGGGGCAAAGGCAACCTCGTTTACCAAAACAGCCTTGGCGAATACGCCGATGTTATCCTGCACAAACACCGTTACGTGATTCGGTTTGACGATACGACCGGATGTGCCAGCGGTGTCACGGCTGCGCGCGCGCTGTTCCTTGGCGCTCAAGCCGCTGTTATCGCATGGGGCGGGGCGAGTTCCATGGGTCGTTATTCCTGGAACGAGGAAATGGACGACAGAGGAAACGCATTGGCCATTACCGCGGGCGCCATCTACGGCGTGACCGCATGTGTCTTTAACTCGAAGCTGTTTGGTGTCTTTCACGTCGATACTTATTGCGATGACCCCAATAGCTAACCAACTGATATCTTAGGAGGTATCCAAAATGACAACTCATAAATCAGATGCCGTACAGGCCGGAATTATGCCCGATTGGGCGCAGGCCGGTGTGGTTTTGAACAGAAGCACGGAGTACACCGTATCGGATTCAAGTCTGGTCAGCGGTGACACCCTGCAACTGATTCCGGTTCCGAAAGGGGCCAAGATCCTGAGAATCGAGCTTTTTCATAACGCCTGCCCCGCGGGCGTGACCGGTTCCGATCTTGGCTATGGTGGCGATACGAACGCCTTTTTCGGGTCTCTTACACTGACCGGGGAAAAGTTCGAGATTTATCCCGGCCAACAGCAAAACGCGCACACCACCGTTTATTTCGGAAAAACCGATGGCTTCCTGCACACCTTCACGGCAGATGACACCATCGACCTTACTTTCCCGAGTGCGCCGACTCATATCGTTACCAATACCGATTTCAAGATTTCGGTATGGTACAAAATGACAGGCACAATCGCGGATGAAACATAATAAAATCAGGTAGTTACACCAGAAAGGTGTTTATACTTGACAAGTCCGGAAAAGGGGATAGGGATAGCTACCGAAAGCAAGGAAATCTCCACCTTGTTTCCCCTTTTATTAACCATGGAGAGCTATTCGGGAGAGATAGCATGCGACAGAAATGTAAAATAGACACCAAATCGAACAGAAAGGAACCTCAAGATGCCATATATTCAATACGCCGGTAAGAAAAAATTCCCCATCAAATTCGAAAACGATGTCCGGGGAATTGTGATTAAGTTTTCGAGACCGGATGAAATCATCGAGATAAACCAGGACGACCTGGACTGGATTTTAAAATACAATCCTACGGGATTCGTAAAAGAGGTTCGCCCCGAACGTGTTTCGACCAGGGCTAATTTCCCGGGTCAGGAACAGATTGAACAGGTCGCCGAACAGGTTGAGACCTCCGGAGATTTGGTTTGTCCGCACTGCTTCAAGCAGTACAAGGATGAATTCTGGTACGAAAAACACGTGGAAAAATGCAAGGGTAGCGATGATAACGCTTCAGAATAAACGGTACGCCGTAACCGGTGCGGCAGGTTTTATAGGTTCTCACATTGCCGAAGAAATCTACAAGCAGGGAAAAGAGGTTATTTGTATTGATAACCTTGAGGCCGGCAGAAGAAAGAACCTGTTTGATTGGTTCGGTGATGGATGCAAGTTTGTTCAAGCAGATGTTCGGGATTTGAACACTTTAATTGACGCTTTCAGCGGTGTTGACATTGTTTTTCACGAGGCCTGTTCGAAATGTACGGTTTGCCGCAAAGATCCGTACAAGGATTTGACCGTAAACGCTATGGGGTCGTTTAACGTGTTCGAAGCAGCCCGGGTGGCTGGTGTGAAAAAGGTTGTTCACGCCTCGACCGGTTCTGTTAATCGCGGACAGCCGGTTTCTTTTTATGGTGTTTCCAAACTTTCAGCAGAGTCTTATCTGAGGGCGTTTAAAGAATACTATCCTGAATTCCGGTTTACGTCCATTCGATATCACCATGTATTTGGTTCCCGGCAGGAGTCCGGACCTGATGGCGGTGTGATCCCGATTTTTATCAGAAGAATGCTTAACGATCTTCCGATTACGATATTTGGTGACGGTAATCAGCAGCGACATTTCACCTATGTAAAAGATGTGGTTGATTTAAATTTCGAGTGCGAAACACTTTATGACGGCGAGTACATTAATTTTGCCGAAGTGGATTCTACCACGATAAACGAGCTTGTAACCTATTTAAGTGATGTTATCGGTTCTGAGCCGGTCGTGATTTATGAAGCCGCAAAGCCCGGTGACATAAAAAAGTTCGACATTACCAAAAACGTGTGCTCCAAAACAGACGATTACCGCAAACGATTTTTGCAAAACCTAAAAAAAACGGCAGAATATTATGAACGAAGCAGAAGTAAAGCGCCGTATTTTGAGGGGTATCGCGCAGCCCAGGCCTACAAAAGCCGATAACACCGACGTCGAAGCCTCAATTGGCGACGCCGTTAATATAATAGGTCAAAGACTGCTTGCCGCCGAGCCAGAAAAGTTCAGAAAACGGGTGTCGATTACCTCTTATACCAACAGATTTTCTATTCCAACCGATTGCGATCGTATCTTAAGAATTTGGGATCTTGGAGACAATGCACTCACCGTATCGGGAGCTGCCGATAACGGGTCGGGTGCGATACGACTCACGTTATTTTCCGCTCACGGTCTTGCAGACGGCGACATCGTAACCGTCCATGACGTTGGGGGTTGTACAGAGGCAAATGGTACATGGGCGGTGGAAGACGCCCCGAGCACGACGACAATCGACCTGGAAGGCTCCACGTTCACTAATGCCCACACTTCAGGCGGCAAAGCGTTTAAAGAAGACGAAAACTTTGACCCGATAGTCAGGATGTCTTCACGAGAGTCTACGGGCCTTAACACCTACAAATGGTTTCTGGACGGATCCTATGTCGTGATAGACGATCCAGAGTACACCAATGATATCGTTATGAATTATCGTTATGTGCTGTCGTCTACAATCGCCACGGCGCTGGAAGAAATCCCGGCCAAGTTTCATTTCGGCATAGTGGCCTATGGGGTGCTGGACCTTATAACCATACCGGAAAAAACAGATGCCAAGTTTCAGCGGTTGATAGCAAGCCAAAAGAGGCAGGCCGAACAGTGGGCGTTAGCGTTTGAAATGATAAACGATTACAAAGTATCGAAAGAATCCAAATCGCTATCGGATGTCAAAAGGTTGAAAAAACGAATATGAAGAAAAAATTTATCATAGTCCTAATCATTTTATGGTCCGCGTTTTGTTTCGGTGCGTCTCAGCAAACATCTTCAACGCTTGCATCCGCCCTTGTAGATCGGGCGGAAGTGATTTTAAACGATACCGATAACGAGTTTTGGACGGCAGCGCAGCTTTTAACCTGGCTCAATGCGGGCATGATAGACATCGTAACGCGCACGAACTGTCTTGAAACCACCGAATCAATTAACCTTGCCGCTTCCACCCTTGAATATACCATAACCTCAACGTATCTAACCGTAATGACTGTTCATTACATCGATGCCAACGGAAACGTAAAGGCGCTGAAGAAAAGCTCGCCGATGGAAGTCGGTATGGAAGAACCCGTTGGAGAGCCTGTTTACTGGTATGATTGGGCCGGTAAGATAGGAGCCTTTCCGGTGCTTGCGGCCAGAACGACAGAAACCTTAACCGTGTATCTCGTAACCCGACCGACATCCATCTTGGCAAGCGCAAGCGTGACGACCCCGGCTATTTACGATACTGCGCTTGTGCATTACATGGTGGCTCAGGCGTACCTGAAAAATCTTTCTCATGGAAAGTACGCACAACACATGGCGCTTTACATATCAGAACTTGACAAGATTCGCGCGGCGTTGACGGCGTTTCCACCGAAAGTGGCTGAATGAAATCTATACGATACATAATTTGCATCCTGCTTCTTGCCTTTCCCCTGTTTGCCCAGGAAGGTGTTCCCGACACTCCCTACCAGGAGCAGCAGTTTTTCTTTAACGGTGAGTGGCGTCCGGACGAAGATTCTACCCATATAGGCGCTGAAAACTACACCGAACTGAAAAACACCCGATACGCGAACAGGCAGGCCGGCCTTGAGGGTGTTGCCGGATATACAACAATAAACACCACGATTCCGACAACTTACACAAAAATCAGGTCCGCGTTTCACCTAAAGTCTGATCGAACCGTAAAAAGCTACACCCTTGTCCAGGCGGAAAACACCGGAGAAACCGGCTCTGTTATCTGGCAAAACCAGACATCTATTCCGAGTACCGGAGATTTTGAGTCTACGGCCCTTCATGCCGATGCGTCGGGTGCCGGTGTTGGGAGGTTTTCTGCGGCGCCAAACGATCATGTAATTTACAGCAACGGTGTTGAAACCAAAGTCTGGGGCGGTGAGGAAATCAGAACCGGCTCCTTTATGACGATGAAGCTCGGAGACGACGACTTCACGCTTCCTGCTAATTATACCGAGGCGATTAACAACACGCTTTCAAGCACCGGAAACACCGTTACTGTATGGGCTTCTGATGAAAAGATCACAAACGGCAACATGGAACTCGACGCCAGCTGGTCGACGGTTGCCTTTGAGGGTGGAGAAACCCACGAACGAAGCGGCACCCAAAAATATAGCGGATCTTATAGTCAGACATTCGGTGTCGACGACGCAGACGAGGGGATATACAGCGTACCAGGATTTACATCAGTAAATTCAACACTTTACTACTACACCCTGTGGGTCTACCCGGACGACACCACAGATGTTACGATCAGAATCCGAAAAGGCGATGATAGTGGATGGGCGGTCGACACGACCGAAACAGGACTTACTCAAGACGCCTGGAATTTAATAACCGGATCATATACGGAAGGTGCGGCGACCGGCGGATCGGATGCCACGATCAGGATTTTATCTACGGGAGCGGGTACGTGGTATGTTGATGACGTTTCGATTTATTCTACTGGCAGGCCATTTTTTATGGTCATGTCCACCCGTCCGCTTCAGGGTGTCAAATTTTATGTTTCATCCGCCAATACTTCGATCGGGGTGTTGGATGCAAAATATTGGAACGGATCATTTTCAAATACTGCCAATCAGTCCGACGGTACCGCGTCTTCTAATATCCCCCTTGCGGCGACCGGCAGTTTTGCGTTTGACTCGACGGTAAGTGATGCAAAGCTCTATCATTTCGAAGACAAGTACCTTTACGCCTACCTGTTTCATCTAAGCTGGGGGTCTGCAACGATTTATCACGTGTCTGTCGACGCACCGTTTCAGGATGTTTTAGACATTCCGGACGGTGTTCCGCGGCAGCCGATCAAGTTTAAGGTCCGAAGATCTGCAGACAGTATTTATGCCGATTACACCAAAGAGGTAAACGAAGAATCCTTTGAAGATCTTCCGTATGTCGCCCAGCTGGACGGCATGACATCCAGCGATTACCTATCGGTGATTTTCGAGGAACGAATGAGCGCTATCCGATTCGACTTTATGGCGAATTGGGTAAACAAAAATTCATCGATAGCCATCGACGACGTAAAGTATTGGAACGGAACTGAATACACTTCTGTCGGGACCGTAAACGACAACACGGTCTCCGGCGGTACGACGTTTGCCATTGACAACATCGTGTGGTGGGACCCGCCTGCGGTGACGGCTGAAAAAACAAAGTCCTTATGGGGTGTTGAGGGATACGTTTACAGAATTTATTTCGACGGCACGCTTTCGGGGTCTTACTTTGGCGATATTTCAGTATCGGGGGCCGCGGATAACGGATCGGGTGCGGTACGGATTACAACTTCATCGGCTCATGGGCTCGGCACAAACGATGTGGTTTCCATTCGTGGAATAGTGGGAACAATCGAGGCTAACGGGGTATGGTCGATTACGGTGGTGTCGTCTACGACGTTTGATCTGGTCAGTTCGGACTTTACCAACGCCTATACTTCAGGTGGGAGTGTCAAGAGAAACGGCGGCGATGCCATGACAGAATTCGGCGACATCGCAATAGATGTCGTGACCGGCGTCCCGGCCCAAAACGAACTTAAGCCCTATAAATTCGGCTCATCCTACCGTGGCAAAACGCTTTTATGTGGATATGACGCCGGGAAAGAAGGGGAACGGTGCGATTTTTCCGCGACTTACACAACTGAGGGGTGGAATGGTGAGGGATCAAGTTTCGGGCTTGAACCACTTTATTTCGATTCAGACCTGGTGGCGGGTCATGAAGTTTATAACAGATACGGCTCAAGGGTTATTTCGATGTGGGCCGGATTTGCCAAAAACGAAACGTACTCTCTCCAAGGGGATACCCCTGAAGAATACACAATTCAAAGGGTCAGCTCGAATGTCGGATGTTCGGCGCCGTTGACATTGATCAGTGCAGAGGTCGGATACGAGGTTTCAGAGGGCATCCAAAGGAATTTGTTGTTCTGGATGACCGATTCCGGATTTTACTCTTTTGACGGCGAGATAATTGTTCCTTTAAAAGGTGTCGATAATTATTTCGATTCTGCCAATGACGAGTGCATAAACTTTGACGAGATCGACAGGGCCAGGGGTTGGTACGATTCTCAGAAAAAAGAGCTTAATTTTCTTATTCCTTCCGGAACCGGACAAACGACGAATAACGTCTGGCTGGTATACGACCTGATTGTAAAAAGATGGTTCAGGAAAGACACCGGCGAGGCGTCGTTTCCGCAAGTTGGCTTTGAAGTCTCTGACACCTATGGCAGAAAGTACCCCTACGGTGCGATAGATTCCGGATATCTGGTGAGGCTTGAAAACGGAACGAGCTGGAACGGAACTCCGATTGAGCAGGTAATAGAAACAGGAGACTTCTGGCCGGATAAAGACACGTGGTCGGTCACAAACCTTCAAAAGTTCAAATTCTGGGCGACCCGGATAGCCGAAGAACACGAAGTCATAATCAATCACGGCTCGAACACGAACGCGGCCCTGGGCGGGGACGTGGTATTTGTCGATACCGACGATACGGAATGGACCGACACCGATGATACGCAATGGTACAACGCCGCCCTTGCAACCATGCAGCTTTACGCCTCGGATTCCGTGAACAGGATTGCGAGATCGACGGTAAACATGAACGAGACGGCATGGACCCACAGATTTCAATGGGTGTTTTCGACCACCGACACCGAAAAGGGTCTTCAGCCTAAAGGGTGGGCATTGGTCTTTAAAAAGAGAGATTGGCAAGATGGCGATTAAACGAATTTTCATAATTTTACTGATATGTCTTTTTACCGTTCCCGGATTTGCAAAAACAAAAAACTTTTCTTGTACGGATTTTACGGGTGGCGGTGACGGGGATCTGGACAAAATAAACGGCCAGGATTTAAACGACGGTGACTTTGCAGTCGTGAAGGTGGCAAAATTTGTCAACCACTACGTTCTTGACGCCGACCTGGGGGCCACAGAAAGCGAATATGGTGTGATCACACCGGATTCCAACGCCGGGGATAAGTGCTGGGTGCTGGTAGACGGGATGCTGGATTACAGCTATTCTGATACCTCAACATCTGGCACCGGTGAGGACAATCTAAAAAGCTACACCCTGCCGGCCGGGATGTTTGCTCCAGGAAAGACCTTGCGCGTGACGGCTGCCGGCACAAAAACGGCGGCCAACGGGAACAAGACCTTAAAATTTTATTTCGGGGCAAGCTCGGTTACGTTTCATGCCGCGGCGAATAATACGAATGACTGGAAATTTGAAGCCGTAATTTACAGCCTGAGTTCAAGCACGCAAAGGGTGTCGTGGACCGGATGGGACGGCGCGACTATGCTCCAGGGATATGAGGCGTTTTCAATCGACACCACCTCCACCACGGCGGTAAAGATAACCGGCGAGTGTGCGGACGCATCAGACACCATAACTCAAACCATGTGGCAGTTGAAAATTGAATAAAAGATTACTTTACATATTCGTTTCTTTAATTCTTGCATTTCCGGCTTATGCCGCAAAGGACATGCGAAGCGCCTACGATTTTATAGGCGGCGGATCCGGGGCGGTGGACGCTATTGACGGCACGGCCCTTGAAGATGGCGATCTGCTTACCGTGTTTACACCGTCTGGTCGGACGGTTTCGTATGTGCTTGATGCCGATTCCGGCCTGAACGAAGATACCACCTATTACCGCGTAATCAAACCGGATACGAACGCCGGTGATAAAAGATGGGTACAAATCTCAAGGGAAAACCGTACCGTTATAGGCGACTCCACGACAGATCAGGGGGACAATGCGACCCCCGGGACACTTGCATGGCATATCTTAAACGCCGGTGGAAACGACGACATCATAAAAGTACCTCCGGGCACCTATAAGGTGTCTACCAACGTCACGGTTCCCAAAACAATCACGGTGGTTGTCGAGCAGGGATGCGTGTTTTCCGTAGACAGTACCAAAACCGTAACGGTTTATTCGCCTGATAATATCATTGCAAACAAGACCCAAAAAATCAAGGCAGGAGCGGGGACACTTACATGGCTTGTCGGTGGTGTTGTTCCAGTGAGTTGGTACGGTGCGCTTGGCGACGGATCGAACGACGACGTTGAGGAAATTCAGGAAGCAG